ACCCCGACCATGACCAACATCCTTGGCGCTGGCGTCTCGGTCGAGGGCATCCTCGACCAGGACGTATTCACCTTCAATGCGGCCGCCGACATCCAGACGATGTACGTGACCAACTATGGCCTGCCCGGCGTCCTCTACGGCGAGGTGGCCACGCTCGGCCCCGTGGGGCTGGCCGTGACCTATGATACCACTGCCGACACTCAAGTCCGTCTGGCTCACGATGGCGAGTTCATCGTCGGCGTTATCGAGCAGGTCGAGAACCGGGTCCAGGAAGGTATCTGCGTCTGCGCGGTGCGTATCCGTGGTGGCCTGAAGCTGCCGGTCGCCACCGGCCACACTGTCAACGTCGGAGATATGGTGGGTGGCTGCACGGCATACCCCGGCAACATCCAGACCATCACGCCCTTGACGGGGACCACCGGCCAGTTGGCGAAGTCCAACTTCGTCACCTCGATTGCCACCTATAGCACCGATGGTTGCGCCATCGTGTTGCTGCGCTAAGCGGAGACCACGGATATGAGCGTCGTTACCAAAGACATCTGCGAGCTGGCTCGCAATCGCCGGTCCCCCACCGAGGTGCTCGGCGGCCTACTGGACAAGGACAGTTACAAGTCCCAGCAGGCGGGTCTGAAGCTGTGCTCGGACGCCCGCGACTACGGCCTGAACGTCGGCGACTACCTGACCCTGGGCATCGACCCCAGCAAGAGCGAAGCCGCTCAGGGCCAACGCTACCAAGGCCTGAACGGCCTGGAGGCCTCGTTCGCCCATCTCGGTCTGCCGGTGAAGAATGACCTCGCCAACGGGGCGCTGCTCCAGGCGGCGGCCAACACCTTCCAGACCTACGACGGCACCCGTGCCTTGTTCCCCCCGGTGATCGACGCGATCCTCCGGTGGAAGAACAAGATCAACATGATCGAATATGTCGAGCCCATGCTCGGCAATAGCCGAGGCATCGCCGGCAACGAACTGATCACCACGTTCGTCGAGGACGACACCACCGCCCGCACGACCAACACCATCGCGGAAGGGGCTCCGATCCCGATCAAGACCGTCCGCACCAGCGAGCAGTCGGTGAAGATCTACAAGCATGGTTCGGGCTACAAGTTCACCTACGAGTTCGCCCGTCGTGCCGCCCTCGACATCATGACCCCCTTCGCCGCCCGCGTGCAGCGCCAGTTGGAGCTGTCCAAGGTCATCGCCGCCACCGGCATCCTGATCAACGGCGACGGCATCAATGCCGCCGCCACCGTGGTCAGCTCGACCTCGCAGCTACCCTTCGGCTATTCCTCGGGCTACACCGCCAACGGCTCGATCAACTATAAGGCCCTGCTCGGTTGGCTGGTCAACCGCGCCTCGACCATGTGGCCGGTAGACGTCGTGGTCGGCAACTACGCGATGTATGCCAACTGGCTGCTGCTGTTCACCCCGACCCTGTCGGGTCAGACCTCCGAGGCCCAGGCCCTGGCGGACTCGGGTGTCGGCCCCAACCTCAAGCAGAGCCTGCCGATCCTGCTCAACGGCGTCCGGTTCGTCATCAGCTCGTCCGTCCCGAACGGCCAGTTGATCGGCCTGACCTCCGCCGAGTGCCTGGAGGAGCTGGTCGAGTCCGGTTCGCAGATCGCCGAGAGCGAGCGGTTGATCCGCACGCAGGAAGTCGTCTACGTCCGCACCGAGAACACCGGCTACAAGCTGGTCTTCCCCCAGTCGCGCAACATCATCGACTTCACGAGCTAAAACGACGTGGCAGGGTGCCTGTGACTTTTTGCAGGCACCCTTCACTCTGGAGGAGCGCCATGTCCCTTTCCCTTGTCGAAACCATCGGTGACTTTCAACTCATCGACGATACCCGTCAGCATATCCCGGCGAACCGCCCTGCTGTGGTCGAAATGGGCCACTTCTTCCAGGCCCGTGCCCTGATCGGTCAGCTTCGCCTCGTCCAGGCCGAGCTGAAGCCGACCGCGACCGACGCCGAGTTCCTGACCTACTGGCGGGAAAGCGATGGCGACCGTGATCTGGCCATCGCTAGCTTCGTTTCGGCCTTCGGTCCCAAGGCCGTGGAGCCCGCCGAACCGGAACTGCCCTTGGGCGATCCCGAGGCGGATGCCAAGTCCAAGAAGGCCAAATAAGCCATGCTGAACTTCACCGCCGGTGACGATGTTTCCCTCGTCGTCCCCTTCACGGTCGATAGCGAGTACCAAACTCCCGACACCGGCACGGTGACCTATTCTGTCCGCGACAACACCGGAACCCTCATCACCGGCCTGACCAATATCTCGCTCTACGTGACTTCAGGGATCACCGAGACGGCGATCACCGTCCCGGCGATCAACAACGCCATCAGCCTGCCAACCGAGATCCGCACGCTGATCTGCAGCTTCAAGGTCGGCAGCAAGCCCTACCAGTTCGTCCAAGCCTACCGGCTGAACCCCTGGCTCAATATCGCCATGACCGAAGACGATGTCCGTCGTCAGTTGGGCCTCAGCTCGACCGAGCTGCCCGACGCCGACGTGGACTTCTACGGGGCCTACTACCTGCTCGACGCCCAGATCAACACGATGACCCAATCGACCGGGATGCTTGCAGCGGCGCTCTCCTCCGGGACGATCAACGCCAAGTACGCCAACGACGCCTTGGTCTACAAGGCCGCCTTCGACCTGATGCCGAGCCTTCCGGCTCGCCTCCTGCAGAAGGAGCAGCTCGGTCAGGCCTCCTACCAGCGGTACTCGGGCTTCGACTTTGGGGCGCTCCACGACATGATCGCCGACCTGCTCGAAGACGCCCTGACCAATATCACCGGCATGGCCAGTACCTATCCGTCGCTGCTGACTGTGGGAACTCGACCCGACATCATTAAAGGAACCGGCTTGCCTTGGGCAGCTGGCATCATCACAGGAGTGTGAAATGCCAGAGCTGAGTGAGCTAGGTCAAAAGTTCCGCCAGCGGCTCCGCACCGTCGATGGCCGCCACTTCTACGGTGCGATCTCGCTGCTTCCTGAGACCGCTGGCAGGGGGAACACTTTCTACACCCCCCGTCGTGTCCTCAACGTGCGCCCTTCCTGCGGGATCAACGCGGGTGACATGATCTACGACACCTCCGGTCGGGTCATGCTCGCTGCCTGGGCTGGTGACGACGAGGCCCAAGGGGCCTTCTCGGCGCTGTTCAAGCTGTTCGATCTCGACCAGCAGCTCGTCTGGAGCCGCTCAGTCACCGTGGCCGACCCGGTCACTGGCCTGATGCGGGATACTACGTCCCAGGCGCTCGGCACCTTCTGGGGCACCCTTGAGTTGCTCGGCCCTGATATCACCAGTCTCTCGGCGCTGAGCCGCTACCGTGTGCTGTGCAGCGCGGCGATCCAGCTCAACGACCGCATCAACGGGACCTTGACCGTTCGCCGGATCGAACATGCCATGGGGATCACCATCGCCGAGGTGGCGTGATGGTCGCCAAGAACTGGGACGGCGCAGCTTTCAAGGCGCTTATCACCAAGAAGCTCGACGACGCCGTCGACCGTAAGCTCAAAGACATCGCCGCGATTGCCCGCGAAGCGGCTAACACGCAGGCTCAACTCTTCTTCATCGAGCTGGTCGCTCTGGTCAACTCTCATATCAACGCTCCCCCTGAAGAGCTGATGCCCTATGGAGCCGTCTGGGAGGACCTGCTTGAGCCTTACCGAGAAAAGAAGATGAAATTCTTCGGCTCCCAGGCCTTCTTCGACGCTAGCGGTCGCTTAGTTGAAAACATTGAGAACATCACCAACAAGGTCGCTCAAGTCTTTGGCAACCCCACCTCCAGGCAGGCCGTCAGCGTCACACAGGCGAGGGACGGTACCTTCAGCATCCTCATCGACCCGTTCCCGCGCCTCAAAGAGGACACCGACAAGGGGGTCACCCGCCTCGTGGCTGACGCCATGACAGGTGACATCGATTACTGGAAGCTCATCAATTCCTATGGTGTGATCCGCCCGCTCATTCTCCCCTTAATCAAGTTCTACGCTCACGTCGAGATCCCCAAGGCTATTGACGACGCGCTTGAAGCCCAAGGCTATAAGGTGACCCATGGCTGAGTTCAACAACGTCTATGCGAGTCTCTCGAACTTCCTCCAGACCTTCATCACTGGGCTCTCCTACTCGGCAACCTTCATCGACTTCGACCAGTACACTAGCCTGGACATGTTGCCAGTGGAGAACATTGTCGGCATGCGCGGCTTTACCGTCGACAGCGGGCGCGTGGTCATGGACGTGAAGGTGATGTTCTGCGTCGCCACGGTCGATGATCAGTCGATGTTCGCCCACCGCGACATCCTCGACCAGCTCTTCACCCTCTGCCAGCCGACCAACAGCGTCCCCTACGTCGATGCCAATACGGGGGATGTCCTTGGCCAGTTCACCATCGCCGCAGGGACGGCGATCCTGCCGGTCCACCGCTCAACCTCGCGGACCTTTCAGATGCTGATGGTCAACCTTTTGGCTGACCGCCAACCAGCTCTTTGAAGGCATCGACATCGACGTTGCGCTCCATCCTCAGGTAGGTCTTGAGGATGAAGACGATCTCACCGCTCAGTGAGCGGCAGTTCTCCCGCGCCCGGTACTCAAGGCGCTGCTGCAAGTCGTCATCAAGAAGAACAGACATCTTAGGCATCTGATAAACTCCGAATAATTCCGCTTTTATCTCACGACGTACCATAGCACCCATCGCTGTACAAGAGGAATACAGAATTTCTCTTACCTATTCGGGAGCACATCATGTCGAACTTCGGCGTCGCAAAAACTGGTACCTTCATGCTCGGCGAGGCGACTGTGATGGTTGGTGCCTATGGTGCCAACGGCGGTGATTCCGATCTGTTCAAGCTCAACGGCCCCCAGCACGGCCTGGGCCTCGTCAAGAACTTCCAGCTGAAGTACGATACCGGCTACGTCAACCTCACGCAGGGGCTGCAGAACAACATCGTCGACAGCGCGATGAACAAGTCCGAGCTGTCCTGCTCGTTCGAGGTTTACGAGTACAGCGCCAAGAACATCGCTTACGCGCTGGGCCAGAACGGCTCGCTGCTGACCAACGCCGCCGTGGCCACCACGGTGAGCACCGCCGAAACCACCGGCACCTATGTCAGTCCCGACATGAGCCTGTCGGTGACCTCGGCCACCAGCCTCACCGCTGGCAGCTGGATCATCGTGCAGGGTGCGACCCAGGATCAGATCTATGTCGACCTGATCGCCTCGGTCTCCACCAACGTGCTGACCCTGACCTACGGCATCCCTGACAGCCTCCCGGCTGGCGCGATTGTCCGTCTGGCGCCTCCGCAGGCTCTGGCTTCCACCGTCGACCAGCCCTACCTGTCGATGGCCGCCGTGGGCGCCCTGCGCGACGGTACCCTGGTCCGGATCAACATCCCGAAGATCAAGATCACCAAGGGCTTCAACCTGCACTTCGACACGAAGAGCTATGGCAACATGCCCTTCGAGGCGACCGTCTACAACCCGGTCCAGACCGACACCTACTACTCCCTGTTCTCCACCCAGGCTGCCCAGCTTGTGATGGCGTAAGGAAAAGACAAGGCGCTCCTCCAGAGACCACACGCCCTTGTCTTAGAAGCCACGATGAGATATTCTCTCATCGTGGCTTTTTCTCTGGAGATTTACTAGTAATGTCTGATGAAACTCTTTCGGTGATCGTCGACGGGGCTCCCGTCGATCTGTTCATGTCTTATGGCCTGCTGACCGAGCTGGCCCGCACGGTGTCCAGCATCGATGCCATCGCCTCCCTCGACCTCGACAACGATACCCGTGACGCATTCCTGGGCTCCGTTCTCGCCGACCGTACCAAGAGCGGGAAGGTGAAGACCAAGCGCGCCCTGGACGAGCTGGACATCAGCCTCGAAGACGTCGAACGGACCTTGAACTGGGGGAAAGAACACTTGCTGGGTTTTTTCTTGCGGCGTGTCGAGAACGCCCAAGGACACGCGGCAAAGATCAACGCGGTGCTGGAGCCGTTCTCCTCGGCTGGTATTCAGGCCTAACTTTTGAGGGCGCGCTGTGCTGGGCATTCGAGACGGTGCCCAGCCGCCTCCCCAAAGTCTACTGGGCCAACAGTCGAAATGATCTGCGGTCGAAGATAGCTATGAAGCTCGGCTTCGAGCACATGAAGGTCGTGCAGGAATACGACAGCTTCGCCCGGATCGTTTCGCTGGCCCTCGGCGGCAGCGACGGCGAGGTGGAAGACACGACACCGAACGATATGGCGTCAGCACAAATGATGTTCAGTGCTTTGATGAGAGGTTAGCAACATGGCTGACGAGAACAGTGCAGGTCAGATTGAACTAGATGCTGTTGTCACCGGCCTTGAGGAGCTTGACACCCTTGAGCAGGGCCTAGGGAAGGTTGCTGTTTCCGCCGACGCCGCCACAGAGGCCTTGGGCGCAGCCTTCGGACCTCCCACGGAGAAGGTGGCGGCCCTCACTCAGGGTGTTGAGGCTCTCAACAACCAACTGGCTCAAGCTCAGAAGACCCTGGCGGAGCTTCATCGGGTCAAGGAGGATGACCGGGGGACTGCCGCCAGCGTAGCTGCTCGGCAAATGGGCTCGGCCAACTCAGGCCGCAACTCACTTCAGAACCAGGACCGCTCCGACGCCCGTGCGAACAACGCAGCCTATCAGCAGTCCCTGGGCCGTCAGAATGCTCAGGCCATCAGCAAGACGATTGCCTCGTCTACCGAGGCGATGCTTACCCAGACGATGAAGCTGTTCGTCGATGGCCTGCGGAACACGCTGCTGAAGTCGCTGGACGTTGTCCGGGAGGCGACCAACGCAGCCAAGTTGGAAGGTCTTGGGAAGGGGCAGAGCAAGCAGTTCGAACGGAAGCTCAATGAGGTTGACCCCGATGTGTTGCGTTATCGACGCAACGGTGTCGACCCAAACTCGACCGACCTCAACCAGCTCGGGAAGATGAAGATCGCCGCCGGCTTGGACCAGCAGGAGGCCATCGGTGCCGCTGACCCGCTAAGGATCAAGGCATATACCGAGGACCTCTTTGCCGTCGAGACCCAGATCAAGGCTGTGACGGAGGCTCAAAAAGAGGAAGCTCAGGTCAACAAAGAGTCCGCTGCTGCTTGGAACGAGTACGAGCAGGAACGACTTGCCTCGGCGAAGAGCTACTTCAAGGAACTCGACGCCAACGCGGCGATGGCGGTGGCCGATCAAAAAGCGGCAGCCAACGCGGAAGCTCAGGTCAACAAAGAGTCCGCTGCTGCTTGGAACGAGTACGAGCAGGAACGACTTGCCTCGGCGAAGAGCTACTTCAAGGAACTCGACGCCAACGCGAAGATGGTGGCGGCCGATCAGGAAGCTGCTGAGAAAGCGGCAGCCAACGCGGCTCGGCCTCAACAGCAGATCGACCTTAACAATAACCGTGGCGCGGCCCGTGCTGCTTCCGCTACGTCTCCGATTGCTGAGGCTCAGACCCTCCTGGCTACCGAGAAGAAGAACCTTGATGTTCTGGCGGAGAATTCCCTGGAGTGGGATCTTCAGGCCGCTAAGGTCAAGGATATGACCCTCCAGGTTGAGAAGCTAGCCGAAGCCAATAAGGCCGCTGCCAAGGCCAATCGCCCCCCGCCCCAGCAGGAAAGCGTCCAAGACCGCTTCGGACGCCACTCTTCGAATATGGCCGACTATATGATCTTCGGCTCAATGTTCGGCGGTATTACCGAGACCGTTCGCAGCGTCGTCGAGTTGGACAAATCGTTCGGCGAATTGCAGGCGCTGACCCAGGCGTCTAACAGCCAGATGAAGGACCTGCGGACCACCATCGACGGTGTGGCTGCGTCCAGCAATCAGTCCGCCAAGGATATTGTCGAGGCGACCATCGTCCTCGGCAAGTTCGGTTTCACCGCGACCCAGGTCCAGGACAGTTTGAAGGGGATCACCGACTTCTCGTCGGCCACCCGTATGAAGCCTCAGGAAGCCGCGACCATGCTGACCGGCGTGGTGGGCGCTTACGATATGCCCAGCAGCAGCACCGGGCAAATCGCGGACCTCGCAACCGGCACCATGGCCAAGAGCCGGCTGACTTCCGAGGCACTGAAGTCCGGGCTCAGCCTGACTGCTGAGGTCGGGGCCGAAGCCAATGTCAGCCTCAAGGAGCTGATCGGCACGATGGCGCTGGCCGCCGACGCTGGCGTCCGCATGCAGGACCGCTTCGGCACGGGGCTGCGCCAAGCCATGCTGGCGATGGCCAATCCGACCGAGGCCTTCACCAAGGAGCTGGCTCAGGTCGGGCTCAACTCCGACGCCGTCGACCTGAAGGCCAACGGCCTGATCGGCGCTTTCAAGAACATGCACGAGGCCGGGCTCACCTCGGCTCAGGCGATGAAGATCATGGGGGCGGAGGGCGCGGCCCTCTACAACGCCCTCGGAAAGAACATCGAGCACGCCGACGAGTTCATCGCCACCATGGGTCAGCAGGGGGCCGCTGCCGACGCTGCCAAGCGTAACCTCGATACCCTCGCTGGGTCCTTCGAGCGCCTGGGCAACACCTGGGCGACCACGCTTCAGAATGCGGCGATGCCATTAGGTGAGGTTCTCAAGGGCCTCGCCAATCTCACCAGCGGTATCCTGTCGGCAGCCAATAAGTTCCCGGCTCTCACCAGCGCGGTAGTCGATGCCGGCGCGGCGTTCGGGTCGATGAAGCTGGCGGCTTTTACCTTAGAGCTGATGGGCGCCGGGACAGCAGTCACTGAGGCCGCCACGGCGCTGAAGACCCTTACCGCTGCGAAAGAGGTTGAGACGGTTGTCGAAGGGGTCGGAGTGGCCGCCAAGGAGGCCTCGGTTGGCTTCGGAGGGATGCTCCTCGGTTTGGTCAAGAGCCCGAGCGTCATCACCGTGGTGGTTACAGCCGTCGCCGCCTTGGCCATGGCGATCTCTGCCCTCTCGGGGAAGTTCCCCTCTCTCGATGATCAGATCGATGCGGTGAAGGGTAAAATCTCCGAGCTGAAGTCAGGGATTGAGAGCGCAGAAAAGTCTGTTGGCGCTATCGATGCGGCGATCCTAAAGCTGGCCGCCGAGGGTGAGAACTTGAAGGACCCTGTCAAAGAGGTCGCCAACCTCAATGAGCAGTTCGGCTCCCTGGGGCTCCATATCTCTGGAGCTGTCACCAAGACGGACGATCTTATCTCTGCGCTGGAGAAGCTGAAGGGCTCTACCGCCGGGGAGATCGTCATCAAGACCCGCGAGCAGGCGGATCTACTGGGGTCCAAAGCCGAGCTGGATCAAAAGGCAGCCAACGCGGCTTTCGCAGCCTCCAGCACGACGGTCGGCGGCTATGCCAACAAGCTGTCCGACGACGACAAGAACAAGCAACTGATCTACGATGCAGCCTATTCCATCCTCAAGGCTCAGCCGGCGAAGGACAGCACACCAGAAAGCAACGCGGCTAACTCCGAGATCCTCGGGAAGCTTTATGCCGACTTCTCCAAGCGGGCCAATGATGCCACCACCCCTGAAGATAAGGATGCTCTTCGGGCAACGGCGACCGAGCTGAACGCCGCGATGGGGAAGCTCACCGCTCTGGCCAACATCCCCGCGCAGCAGAAGGCCCTCCTCCGTACTGCCGACGAGCAAGCCGCCGGTCAGCCTATCGTTGCCCGCGCTGATGCTCTCTTGGTTGAGGCCAAGACCGAGCAAGCCGCTGCTAACAAGCCTGGAGATATCCACGAGACTGACCCTGATGCCCTTCGTAAGCTGGCCCAGGACCGCCTCGATCAGTTCAATTCGAAGGCCGGTGACACCATCAAGAACCTTGAGGCGTTCATTAAGTCCCAGGAAGATGTCACCGACAAACCGATCGAATACGCGGGGTCGGCGGAGGCTCTGGCGAAGCTGAAGACTGCCCAGCAGGAGCTGGTAGCGAAGACCCTGACGGCGACGGCCGACGCACTGACCTTTGACAAGCTCATTGACACCAAGGCTTCGACAGCCAACAGCCTGACGGCGGCGGACGACATTGGCCAGATGTCGAAGGCCAAGACCAAGGCCGTGGTCGATGCCTTCCTCAAGGATGCGACGGCCAAAGCCAATGATAACTTGGCGATTGCCTTGAAGCAGGCCAACGACAACTACCAGAAGGATATCCTCGCCAACCCCGGCGCGGACACCCGTGGCGCAGCGGCCAACCGGGACACCGCGATCATGGCAGCTCAGGCTGCGGCCAAGCAGCAGATTGATGGCTACCAGCGGGATGCTGAGACCCGGAACGACGCTATCGACGCTGCCGCCCTGTCGATCAAGCAGCAGACCGACCAAGCCGCTGTTAGCGATGCCAAGGCCACCCTCGACAACATCATGCGAGCGGCCAAGGATGCCGAAGCTACACCCACAGAGATCCAGGGCAACCTTGGGAAGCTCAAGAAGGCTGTTGACGATTACATCAACGACTTGATCGTCGTCGCCAAGGATGAGGTGCTCTCCCACAAAGGCTCCCCGGCCGAGCTGAAGTTCAAGCTCGACAAAATCAACGAGGAGAGGACGAAGCTCGAAGAGGAGCAGGCTGACCTTCAGAAGGCTGCCGACCTCGGCCCCAGCCAGACCTCAGTAAAGAAAGGGATCGACGCGGATGTTACCACCGCGACGAACCAGTTCGATCTGCGCAACTTCCAGATCAACAAGACGGCGGTGGATGCTCAGCTTGAGAATGCCAAGCGGCAGGCTGCTGGTGAGCAGCTGACGGATGAGGAGAAGATCGCCGCAGGTCAGAGGCTGATTACCGAGAACCAAGCCCTTTTGAACTCCATCGACACCTATATCAAAGCCCTCTCGACGGATCTGACGAAGGCCCAGGAGGATGTTGCTAATCGCAAGCGGACTCTCGAAGCTGCTCCCGAAGGTAGCAAGGACCATGAGACGGCTCAGAACGCCTATAATGACGCGGTAAAGGAAGAAGCGACCGTTCAGGAGAAGATCACTGGGGAACAGTCCAAACAGTTAACCCTGCTCAAGGACAAGGTCCAGCTCGAAAAAGAGGCTCCTCCGACCTCGGTTGGCGGGGCCGTCTCTTCGGGCTTTAGTGACTGGCAATCAGCAAATAATACGACCATGCTTCAGGACCTCCGCAATGGCATCCCCCAGGTCATGAACTCGACCACTCAGGCGATGAGTTCCTTCATCACGACCATGGAGGCGGGGACCACCAAGGTCGGGATGGCCTTCAAGAACATGGCCGTCTCGATCCTCCAATCGATGCAGCAGGTCGCATCGAACATGGTGGCCAAGCAGCTGATGAACATGGGCGGCAACGCGCTGGGGAGCTTGTTCGGTGGAGCCGGGGCAGGGGCAGGGGCAGGGGCCGGGGCAGGGGCCGGGGCAGGGGCCGGCGGGATGGCTGCCATGGGCGGCGAAGCTATGGCTTGGCAAGGTGGCCACGTCACCGGGCGTCATGCTTTCTGGCAAGGGGGCAAGGTCCCCCGCCGTAGCTACGCCCTTGGCGGTGATGCTCCAACCTCGACCCGCGACAGCACGCTCATCAATGCCGCGCCGGGTGAGTTCATCATGCGCCAGTCTGCCGTCGACCTGATCGGTGCCAACAACCTCTCGGCGCTGAATGCCATGGGCAACAGCTACAACTCGAACGCCTCCTCGGCGGTGTCCTCGGCGGCCAACTCCAACAAGCGGGCTCCCGACACTTCGAACGTCTACGTCATGGCCCCCGACGCCAAGCCCAGCCTAGGCCCCAAGGACGTCCTGGCCGTCATCGGCGACGACATCCTGCGTGGTGGCCAGACCAAGCAATTGATCAAATCTGTAGCGATGGGGCAGTAGCATGGACACCTTTCTCTGGAACCGTCACAAGGTCGAGACCCTCTACCCGGACTCGACCGTCCGCGCCCAGTTCGGCAACTCCTACCAGTTCGCCGCGCCCCCTGACAGCCCGGACCAGCGGATCTTCAAGCTGTACTTCACAGGATTCAAATACTTCGTCCAGTCGGACGGAGTGTCTGTCGACCTGACGACCAGTGAGTACATCAACAACGTCGGTGCTCTCGAAGTATTCTACCAGTCAAAGCGGCTCTACGGGACGTTCATCTACCCGCACCCCGCCATTGGTAATGTAACAGTGCGGTTTTCGAAGCCGCTCCAGATCCCGAAAGGCGTGGCCTCTGGCAATGGACTTGTTGAAGACTTCATAGTCGAACTTATCGAGCTTCCATAGAAGTTTACTAGTAAAGCCTAAATAGAGTCCAAGTCCAACTCGTTGACATCTTCCAATCACCACGGATATACTGCCGGCGTGACTGGAGGAGTCCACCCGTGGCGAACATGACGCCTTACCTGCAAAGCACTTTGCTGAACCAGTTGCTGGTCGGCACAGGTGTGACGCTGGGCTTGTTCATCACGGACCCCTCTGGTGGAGATGGTGTCGAAGTGGCCGGCGGGGATACGTATGTCCGCCTTCTGGTTAATTTCGTCGTCACCGCTGAGCCGGAAGCCTCCAACAGTGATGACATCACCTTTCCGACACCAACGGGCACTTGGGGCCTCGTTGGGTGGGTCGGGTTGTTCGACAGTTCGGGCAACCTGCTTTTCACTGCCCCCATGACTGTGCCCCAGACCATTACGGCTGGGTTCCCCTTGAGCGTGCTCGCTGGGCAGCTCGTCGTAAACCTCTCGAACTAGGACCGAACATCCATGGCTTCGAACCTTCACATCTCCTACGTCGCGGCCAACGCCGAGGCGAATGCTCTTGCTGCCCTCGCCAACGGCGGTTCCATCCAGATCTTCAGCGGCAGCCAGCCGTCGACCCCGGAGACGGCGGTCTCGGGCACCCTGCTGGCGACCCTGGCCCTGAACGGCACCGCCTTCGGCACCGCCTCGAATGGTGTGATCACCGCCAACGCGATCAGCAACGTGACCATCGGCACCACCGGCACCGCCGCTTGGTTCCGCTGCTGGAAGTCGGACGGCGTCACCCCGCTGTTCGACGGCACCGTGGGTACCTCGGGCTGCGACATGAACCTGAACTCGGTCAGCCTGTCCTCGGGCGCGACCCTGTCGGTCAGCTCGTTCACCTTCACCGTGCCGGGCGTCTAATCCATGGGCTACCACAACCTCATCAAGGTCAGCGTCAGCACCACCGGCACTGATCCCATCACGATGGGTGCTGCTGTCAGTGGGTATCTGACCGCTGCCCTCGGCGGGGTTGTGGACCAGGAACTCGTCTACTATGCCCTCGAAGACACTGGCACGCCGGGTCACGAGTGTGGCTGGGGGATCTACTCCTCGTCGGGCACGACCCTCACCCGGAATGTTGAAAGCAGCACCAACGGCGGCGCTGCTCTCATTCTCTCGGGCACGGCGACCTGCACGATATCGATCACGGCGGCGGCGGTCTCGACGATCAATTCCCTTGAGTTCATCTCGATCTGTGGATCCCAGTAATGGCAGCGAACACCCAACCCATCTTCCCCGGCACGGTCAAGAACGTCGGCTTCCAGCTCACCAACGCGATGGGGACGACGGCCGAGAGCGTCTACTCCGCTGGCACCAATGGCAGCCGCATCGACCGGCTGAACCTCTCCACGACCGACACGTCGGCCCATGACGTGAACATCATCCTCTTCAATGGGACGACCCAGTTCATCGTAGCGACGGTGAGCGTTGCCGCTGGAGCAGGGAACAGCTCGGGGGTAGCAGCCAAGGATGTTCTCGACGATGCCAACCTCCTCGGTAGCACCGCGATGGACCCCTTCGGTAATCGGGTGCTATGGCTCGGAGCCGGCTGGTCTCTTTATGTGGGGCTCCCCATAGCTCTCACCTCGGGGAAGGTCTTGAACGTCAACGGCCTCGCTGGGGACTTCTAAGATGTTCAGCGGACTCGATGTTCGGCAGCGCCTAGCGAACCTGATTAGCAGTATCAACGGCGCCCTGGCTGTTGGTCGATCTGCTGCCGCAGCCTATTCCAACGACATTGTGGTTGGTAACTCGTCGAACCTCCTTGCTCAGCCAGGCGGGGTGGGGGGTAACATTATTATTGGGTCGGGGATCAACTACTATGGGGCAACATCCCCTGTGGTGGTGATGGGGACCAACCTCGGGATCAATGCCTATGGTGGCGGGTACGCGTTCCCGACGACGCCTTCGATCATCATCGGGAACGGCCACACAGGTTCCCCCGGCAGCTATATGTTTGGTGACTCCTGTAACAACGGAACCACCTCCCAGTGTTTTATCCATGGCTTGAACGCTGCAGGCAACACCCAAGGGCAATGGGCCTATGCCAGCGGGAAGTTCAGCACTATCGGTGATCGGCAGATCGGGACCTATGTCGGTATGGGCACCACAACTGGCACTACCCCGCATTTGCTCAGCTTTGGCTCTGGCGGGGGTATGAGTATAAATGTTAATAGTGGTCAGAGCATGTCGCTCAAAATAACTGTTATAGTGACAGATCAAACCACAGCGGCAAATGTCGCAATCCTTGATACTACAGTTGCGGGGATTGCTTCCTGCACTGTCTCGACGACTGCTGCAGTTACGAGTCCAGTCTTAGGAAGTCAGGTCGCACAAAATGGTTGGAATCTCACGGGTGTTGGAGTAACCGCCTCTAACGGAGGGAGTTACAACTGCGTAGGCTTCACCGTGACACCCCCCTCAGGAACCCCCACTGGCCGCGTTCTTCACTGGTTGGCCCGCGTCGATACCGTTGAAATCACGGGTTAAAGATGCTGAACGGCGTCCTTGGTGTTTACCCCCTTGGCGCTCCAGCGTCTGCAGGTGCTGCAGGCTTCACCCTCTTTGCAGCCCCTGTTCAGGTTGCCTCCTCTGTCTCGATCAATGAGACCGAAAGCTTCACGGTTATCTCAGGCGGTGTAGGCCAAGCGGCCTCGTCGGTCTCGATTGCGGTCGGTGGCCTCATCACGCTCTCAGCAGCCTGCCTTCAAGCAGCCTCGTCGGTCTCAATCAACGAAGCCCAGAACTTCATCGTCCTCTACGTCGGCCCGGTCCAGGCGAACGCCTCGGTCTCGATCAGCTCAGGCGGTGGCTCCACCTCGGCCTCCCTCAGCCTCGCCCAGGCCGCAGCGGCACTCTCGATCAACGAGGTTGAAGGCTTCACGGTCAGCTCGATGTCGGCGACCCAAGCTGTTGCAACCGTCAACCTCTCGATCCGCAACCTGACGAACTCCTCCATCGTGCTCGTCCAGGGTGCCTCCTCGATTTCGATCAACGAGGTCGAGCAGTTCGTCATGGCTGGAGCCTCCACCCAGGCAAACCCCTCGGCGGCCATCGTCGTCCTGAACGGCATCACTGCTTCTGCCAGCCTTGTCCAAGCTGCCTCCGTCCTTTCGATCAACGAGGTCGAGCAGTTCACCCTCACGGGTGCTGCCACCCAAGCAAACCCCTCGGCGGCCATCGTCGTCCTGAACGGCATCACTGCTTCTGCCAGCCTTGTCCAGGGTGCCTCCTCGATTTCGATCAACGAGATCGAGCAGTTCGTCATCCTCAACGGCCCGATCCAGCCTATCTCGGCTCTCTTGGTTACCGGGACCTGCCTGCTCACGGCAGCAGGGGCAACCACCCAAGCGGCTGCCTCGACATCGATCAACGAGGTCGAGCAGTTCACCGTCCTGGCCGGCAGCACCCACCCCATCTCGGCGGCGGCCCTGGCAGGCCAGGAGAGCTTCCCGCTCTCTGCCAGCCCTGTTCAGGCCGACCCGACTGTCTTGCTGACAGGGGTCGAGGGGACGCTCTTCTACTCCTCGCTTGCGCTGACCCAGCCCAATGTCGATGCCGTCGACATCATCGGCACGCCGAGCTATGCGATCACCGGGGCGGCTACTCAAGCTCCTTCGTCGACAGGCCTCTGGATGGGCTATCGCTTCGGCGGTGCGCTGTACCTCACCCAGGTGGGCCTCGATAGCCTCAACATCGAGGCGATCATCTGCAACGGTATCGTCCTCGACCCCTTCCAAGCCAGCTTCCCTACAGTGGCGATCACCGGGGTTCAGCTCTTCACGGCCAACCTTGCTGCGGTCGACCTCGCAGCGTCGATGGACCTGACCAATACCACCGAGCGGTGGGCATCCCTCGGCATCGTCCAGTCGGCCGAGCAGAATTGCGCGATCACCAACAACATCTTTCGCAACACCGGCTCAGCCGTGATCTCGGCAGGGGCCAACTTCACGGCCGGTGGCCAGACCCCGAGCCCCTGGAGCATCCCCGAGCACGTCGCGGACAGCAAGCTACTGACCGGCGATAGCCTCGTCGACCTGTTCCAGATCGTGCTGAACGACAACGTCACCAACATCTACCTCCACGCGGGCAACGCGCTGACGTGGCAGGGCAAGGTGTGGGAGAGCCTAGGCATCAAGATCTCTGGTGTCATGAACGGGGCCGACGAAGAGGTCAGCCGCCCGACCCTGGCGATCATGAACCCCTCTGGGTTCTTCTCGTCCTTCGTCGCCCAGCGCAAGCTCGACTCCGCGACGGTCTATCGGTTCCGAGTGTTGGGGACCAACCTCGCCGGCGACAATGCGATCTACCAGCGCATGACATGGCGAGTGATGCGGGTTACCAGCCTGAACAAGACCTCGATCCAGCTGCAGCTCCGCGAAGACATCGACGGCCCGATGTTCACGATCCCGGCCCGCTGCTATCAGCCCCCCGATTTTCCGAGTGTCACACTATGATGAAATACGAGCACCTCCTCGGCATTCCCTTCAAGCATGGTGTGGACGACTGCTACACCTTGCTCCAGCGGTTCTACGCCGACAATTTCGGGGTCACCCTCTCGGAATATGCCCGGCCCAGCAAATGGTGGGACCAAGGCATGGACCTCTACATGGCGAACGCCTACGAGGAGGGGTTCCGAGGTGTCGACTGCCACCCCAGCAAGTGGCAGCCTGGCGACGTCTTCCTGATCGCGGTCGGCGCCCGCGTGGCCTGCCATGCTGCAATCAACCTCGGCGACGGTACGATCCTTCACCACTACACCGACCGGCTTTCCGAGCGGATCACCTATGGCGGCATCTGGCGCAACATGACGCTGGGTGTCTTCCGCCACAAGGACGTGAAGCCGAAGGCCGCTGACATGAAGCAGATGGACCTGATGGATCTCTTGCCGGCGAACAAACGTGGGCGTTAAGGAGCGGGTCGGCATCATCCTCCACAGCGGAGAGGTGATCGAGCTGCCTAACGTCTCCGCCACGCCCGAAAATAGCTTCTTCGTTGACCCAATGTATATGGTTCGGTTTGAAGATCAGATATGGGCGACCATCCACACGCACCCAAATTCTACTAGTAAACTTTCAGACATAGATCGGGAATGCTTCCAAGGATGGCCAGATCTACGGCACTTCATCATTGGCGTTGATGGAGTGTCCTGTTACAATGTCTCCTCCTCTGGAGAGGTTCTCAAAGATGAAGCGTCGGATTATTGTCCACGGCTACCTTAGGAAGCTGGTTCCTCAGGTCCTTGATCTAGCGGTTGACACCGTCGCCGAGGCCGTCGAGGCTCTCTGCGTGGTCACCGGCCGGGCACTCCAGGCCGTGCCAGGGCGGGGGCGCCACCGGGTTTGCGTGGTGGGGTTCCCGACCCGTGAAGCGATCTATTCGCCGCTCTCCGACGACATTGAGGAACTCCACTTGGTCCCGGCCTTCGCTGGTGCGGGCAGCGGCGGCGGCATGATCCAGATGGTTGTTGGCGCTGTCATTATCATCGCTGCGGTTATTCTATCCCCCTACACAGGTGGCGCGTCTCTGAACCTAATCCCTCTGGGGGCCTCGTTGATGATCGGAGGCCTCCTCGCCCTCATCAGCCCCGCCCCTAAGAATAGTCTCAACTCCAGTCCAGAGGCCTCGCTTTACCTCGGTACCCCACAAAATACGACCCAGATTGGGACGCCGATCCCCATCGGTTATGGCACCATGCTGGTCTACGGGCAGATCCTCTCGGCTGAGATCGTCGCAGGTGCCGCTGACTCCAGCGGTAATCTCGCCGCCACCCCAGCGGTGCAAATCTAATGGGCGGTAATTCAGGCTCCTCAGGCTCCTCGTATTCCAACAACCCTGATACTCTCAGGTCTGACGATACCTTCGAGACACTCATTGCGCTCGGTGAGGGACCTTGGAAGGGCCTGCAGAATGGTAACCAATCCTTTCTGATTGGCGACACCCAGCTGACGGATGACAGCGGCAACGCCAACTTCCCTGGCTTCACCCTCAACTTCTTTGAAGGTGACGCCGTCCCCAGCTACACGATTGCTCTTTCGCTTAGTGGGGCATCGTGTAGCACCAACATCGGCACCAACCTCTGGTATAACCAGCCGATCACGCGCAGCACCGTGTCTGGTGATATCGTTGCCATCGGTAACCGCATCGTCCTCCAGTCCTTGATGACCACCGATAGCAGCGGCTCCTATGCGACAACGCTGACGCTGCAGATCCTGTTCAAGCCGACTAAGTCCACTACCTGGGTCGACATCAATCAGGTTGCGGCGGTGATCGCTTCCATCGAATCCCAAGCTGTCCTCAGCACCGCCCTGCGGGCCAACGCAGCGGTCAACAGCTACCTCGATGTCACTCAGCCCTACCTCTATTCGAGCGATAGCGTCTCGTCGCTCTGGGACAACGCTGCTATCGCCTTGACGGTGCAGGACACGATCATCAGCGGGAAGACCCAGTCCGACTACGTCTACCAGACGGTGACCGAGGTTCTCCCGCTTGACGACACTTGGGACATCCAAGTCGTCAAGCTCACAGCGAACTCGGACGGAGCGACCCACTATTCGGATACCATGTGGGAGAGCTTCCAGGCGCTCAACAGCCAATACTGGAAGTTCCCCAACACCGCCTGTGTCCAGATCTACGGTACCTCCTCGACCCAGTTCTCGTCGCTGCCTCAGCTCAGCGGCATCTACGACATGCTGGTGATCAAGGTGCCGGCCAACTACGATCCGATCAACAGGACCTACACCGGCATCTGGGACGGCACCTTCCAGCTTGCTTGGACCAACAACCCGGCGTGGTGCCTCTACGACCTGATGACCAACACGCGCTATGGTGCTTCGTTCTATCGCCCTCTGACGGTCGATAAGTGGTCGTTCTACGAAGCCGCCCAGTGGTGCGACGAGACCGTTGGGGATGGATTGCCGCGCTACACGTTCAACGCCCTGATCTCTGATGCCCGCTCCGTCAAGGAGCAGGCCAAGTACATGGCAGGGGCATTCAATGGGGTGATGTTCACCGATCTCAACGGCACGATCTATCTGAAGGTCGACAAGGACGAGCAGGCGGTCGCTCTGTTCACCCGCGAGAACGTGATCGGCGACATCAGCTATTCCTTCACTGACATCACCTCGCAATACAACTACATCAACTGCACCTTCACCAATCCCGAGATCCAGTGGAACACCGATAAGCGACTGATCACTGACCCGAACTACATCGCCGCTAACGGGCAGATCCGCCTGGACTTTGTCGCGGTTGGCTGCACCAACGCCTCGGAAGCGATCCGCCGGGCTCGCTACAAGCTGATCACCGCGACCACCGAGACGATGACGGCAACCCTAGTGACCAACCGTCTGGGTGCGAACGTCAAACCCATGGATGTGATCTTGATTGGCGACGAAGACCTCGGCTTTGGGGTGACGGGCCGTATCAAGTCATATGCTGGGAACACCATCACCCTACGTGACCCAATCTACCTGGAGGCTGGGCAATCCTACACGCTGGTCATCGATGTCCCTAGCGGTGTTGTATATTCCCCCTTGGCCCCCACCGCACCGGGCTCGACCTTGACCCTGACGATGCTACAGGAGATCCCTCCGTTCGTCCCGCCCCAGGCGGTCTTCTCGCTCTATAACTCGACGCTCCAGCGGGGACAGATCGCCAGCATCTCTGGGACTGCGCTGACGCTGGCGGCTCCGACAGGCACCCAGGTGCAGTGGGGGGAGGCGGCGGCGGCAGGAGCTGATGCTGCCATCGGAACCCCTCCTGCTGACATCCAGGTCACCTTCAGCCAACAGGTAGCGGGGAACACCCCGCTCACCGTGCCAGCCACGCACTTCTCAGGTGAGACCCTTACGCTGGTGAGCGCGGCGCCCTCCTGGGTCTATGAGAGTGGTGTCTCGGCAACGGTCTTCACGACGGCACCGACCGTCACACCGGGCGTCTATACCCGGACGACGGTGATATCGAGTGTCTGTGCGCCTTCATACGATACGAGGATCAGCCTCGCTCTCTACGAGGGGCACTTCAGCTCGGGGGCCCTCTACATCACCCAAGAGACGGTGAACCTGGGGGTTGAGCCACCCACCCCGGTAGCCGGCTCCTACCACGCCGTGATCGAGACCTCCTCAGGCGTAGTCGATATCCCGATCCAGAGCCTGTCGAGTGATGGTTCGATGGTGCTGGCTCAGGCGCCGCCGTCCAATGTCGGCGTCGGGAGCAGCTTGACGATCTTCGACACCAACGGCCCCTACACAGTGGCCAAGCCGTTCCGGGTTCTCAAGATCACCGAGACGGATGGGACGCCTGACCACTTCGAGATCAACTGCATCGAGATCAATCGGAACAAGTGGTACGAGGCTGATCAGGCGGTGATCATCCCGCAGCCGAACTATAGCACCCCGACCGACCCGTTGACGATCCCGGCCCCCGTGTCGGTGACTATCTCGCAGATCCCTGGCTTCCTCGTCTTCGACACGGTCTGGGACACGACGGGCTATCGCTTCTACTCAGGCGAATGGCAGGTCTGGTGGCGCCTGCTGCCCTGCGGGACGACGACGCCCTATCAGCAGTGGAACCGCTATAACGGGAACCTCGTCGTCGCCCCGGTCGCAGGGACTTACCAGTTCGTCATCTTGCCGGTGAACGTGCTGGGGCAAACGCCCCCGATCAGCTCGATGCCGACCTACAACTTCACCGTCGCCTAGTCGCCGACAGCCTCCAGGTATTTCTCGACCAGCAGGCTGTTGGTCGAGAACGCAGTCTGCTTGTCAGGGTCGAGCCGGAAGTCCACGAGCATCATCACGATCTTGGGGACGAAGCCGTCCTTCTTGACCTGGGCCAGCTTATCCTTGACCTCCTTCTTGATCCGCTCCAAGTCGGCGTCGGTCTCGCGAATGGCCTCGATCCGATCCTTGGCGAAGATCACCTCGGCCTCATCGACCGCCAGCTCCTCCTCATCGACCTCGGTATAGACGGTGATGCCGAGGATCGCCCCGGCTTTCCGCTGGGCCTCCAACTGACCCTCGACCTTCTCCTCGTCCCGCTTGAGTAGGGCGAGCATGGCGGCGACCGGCAGGTCCTTGGCCTTCATTTCTTCGACCAGATCCTTGCGGTCTTCCTTGGCCGAGGCCTCTTCCTTCTTCAGGTCATAGAGCTGGCTGACGAAGTCACGGAGCAAGGGAACCGCGTTGTTACCGATTTGCATGTAAGCCTCCAGAGATGTCTGGAGGCAATATAGGTCGGTTGGAAGATAGGTAACCTTATCGGTTACTAACCGTCAGCCCCGGTCGCGCGCCAGATGCTGTAAAGTGCCTCATTAACTTCTCTGGAGGAAGCACTCATGGTCTCTTTGGACCTCACCACCCTGACCCCTGAACAGCTCACCGCGTTCGCCATCATTGATCCCGCTGCCGCTGCCGCCGAGGTGACCCGCCGCTCGGCCTATCCCGACGCCCCGACGTTCCTGACCGCGTTGGCCCAGGCCGCTCTGAACCTGGAGACCACCCTCGCCAGCTTCAGCCGCACGACCCAGGCGGCCAAGGCCGTCCTCGACACCAACATCCTGGGCATCGTTCAACAGGGGCTGGTGTTCGCCCGTCTGGCGGGCATTGGGTTCACCGAGCCGACGATCCAGGCTCCGCTCGAAGCCGACGAGCCTCCGGTCACCGCCGCCGCCAGCGTTGAAGGCACCGCGTCAGATGCCTAAGGCCAACGCCGGGAAGCATTCCTGGCAGGTCTCGGCTTATGGGGAGCAGGCGGATCGTATCCGTCTGCTCCTCGTGGCACGGGCGGCTGGGGAGAAGTCCCAAAGTTGGTGGGTCATCAACCGCATTCGGGAAGCCTTCGTCGAACTTTACGGTGACGCCGACCCCGAGCAGGTGATGACCCAGCAGATCAATCCGCCCGAGGAGTGGGAGAACACGATGACCATCACGACCGATCTTTTGTCCGAGGCCGTCCCCGACGCCACTGAGGCCAACATTGCCCTCTATGCCCCGGCGCTCGATGCCGCCTGCATTCAGTTCAGCATCGACAGCCCGTTGCGTCTGGCCGGCTTCATCTCGCAGGTCGCTCACGAGAGCGGCTCCTTCTGCTCCGTTTCGGAGAACCTGAACTACAGCGCCGAAGCCTTGCTGGCGACCTTCCCCAGCCACTTCGACGAGGACAGCGCCGCCGACTATGCCCGGCAGCCTGAGAAGATCGCCAACCGGGTCTATGCCAACCGCATGGGCAACGGTGACGAAGCCAGCGGGGATGGCTGGGCCTTCCGGGGTGGTGGCCTGATCCAGGACACCGGGCGCGACAACCACCAGCTCTGCGGCGATGCCCTCGGCATCGACCTGATCAACCACCCTGAGCTGCTCCAGACGCCGCAGTACGCGGCCTTGTCGGCGGCATGGTTCTGGTCGACCCACAACCTCAACGCCCTGGCTGATGCTGGCGACGTCGAAGGCATGACCCGCGAGATCAACGGTGGTCTCAACGGGCTGGCTGATCGTCAGTCCCGCTATGCCACCGCGCTGGCGGCGTTCCAATCGTGACCGACTGGCTGACCCGTCTGGTCAGTTCGGAAGATGCTCAGGCCGAGGTCCACCTCGTCCTGGGCGTTTCCGTTGCAGTGATTGCTGTGCTGCTGGAGGTCTACTCTGTGGTCATTCAGCAGAAGCCCTTCGACTTCAGCAACTTCTGCACGGGGTCGATGGCTCTGCTGACTGGGATCGGGCTGGCCGCCGTGGGTGCTGGCATCCAACGTAAACTGCAAGGACCACCCAATGGATCTTAGCACTCGCATCCTGATCTTCCTCGCCCTGCTGGCCAGCACCTATGCCGGCGGCTTCGGCACCGAGTGGCATCTCCGCGACGTCGCCGACGAAGCCGCCAAGGCTGAAGCGGTCGAGCACAAGGACGTGGTCGTTGCCAAGCAAGACGACATCACCACCGACGTCGGCAAGAAGGCCGAGGAGCATCAGGTCGAAATCCGCACCGTCATCCAGACGGTCATCCGAAGGATACCCGTTTATGTGTCTCCGAAAGACGATGCTGGCTGCCGCATCCCTGCTGGCTTTGTGCTCTTGCACAACGACGCCGCCGCCGGCCTGCCCAGCCTTCCCCAACCCGCCGGGGAGCCTGATGGTCGACCCGCTCCCTCTGGAACGTCTGGCGACTAATACTCCGCTCAAGCTGAGCGGCGTCCTCACCACCGTCGATACCAACTACGGCGTCTGCCACGCCAATGCCCAGCAACTGATCGACCTGCAGCAGTGGGTCACGAACCAAAGGGACCTGAAGTCATGAGTTTGAAAGCCGCCATCGCCGCCCTCCTGGGCTATGTCGAACCCGAAATCAAGAAGGTCGAGAAGGACATCGACGCCGTCGCCTTGGACGTCGGTCAGTTCACGACCATGGTTGGCGTCTCCGCCGCCCGCACCATCCACGACGTCATCAACGACGTCCAGATCCTCAGCACCGACATCCGTTCCCTGGTCGCCCAGGCGGCCACCACCAAGACCACGCTGGCCGAGAAACAGGCCGCCCTGGTGACGTTGCAGGCCGAATACACCAAGATGTCCGTCGACGTCGGCAACGACATCACGGCGCTGACCGCGCCGCTCTGAGGATCACTACTAGCAGTGACGAAGTACCAAGGGCGGCCCAGGCCGCCCTTTTCTTTTGATGGTTTGGCGTATATGATGCCTCAACCTCTTACCTAAGGATCAGCCATGGCATTCTGGTATTGCTCTGGTGACATCACCAACACGTCCAGCAAATATTATGCTGTGGCGAAGTGGGCGGCGACCACCGCCTACACGCTCGGGCAGATCGTGCGCCAGAACGCCACCCCGACTGTTGGCAGCGAACGGTGCTTTCGCTGCACCACGGCGGGAACCTCGCTTTCGTCCGAACCGACCTGGGTGCTGACCAAAGGATCGACCACCACCGAGAGCGGCGGCCCGGTCTGGACCGAAGTGACGGGAAACTCGACCTACGGGTGGAGTGCTCCGCATTGTCGGTTGGAGACGGCTATGTCTTGGGCTGCCGCTGGTGACACGGTCTATCTGGACAGCGCCCATAGTCAGACAGCAAGTGCCACCGCTACGAATCTAGCAGGGTCTGGCACCGCCGCAAACCCGGTTAAGGTACTGAGCGTAAACAGTAGCACTGCTCCGCCTACGGCACTACTGGCGGGAGCATCTGTCGCAAATACGGAGAACCTCGCTGGCTGCATTGACATCTACGGGTTTACGTATTTCAACGGAGTAACATTCAACACGTCTGGCGGCGGAACCTCGTCAGTGCTCTATATTTCCTATGCGGGTAGTTCTAGCAACCTTATCTTTGAAGGCTGCATATTTCAGCTAAAGAACTCCGCCACCCCGTGCATGTATTTGGGGGCACCCAGTACCCAGTCTAGCGATATAACATTCATAAACACCACGACTGTTGCAAACGGCGCATGCGCATGCGCCATTCAATTTGCGGGAGGCACGTTTACCTGGAGGGATACAGTTTCCGCGCTCGGTACAACATACAATACGACTGAGGTAATTGCATTGAACCTCAACTCTAGGGGGGTAATAAACCTTCAGGGGTTGGGTTTAGGCGAGAATGTCTCGGAGCTTATTTACCTGGGCAGCGTGACCAGCCCCTCTTCAGTTTTGATTAATGTTTCTGACTGCGAGTTGGGCGCAATCGCTATTACAGGTGGGACTCCAACGTCGCGGTACGGCACGATCAACTTGACTCGCAGTGACACGGGTTCACTGAATTACCGTTCTGAGAAATACATGTTCGAGGGCTCTGTCGTCACCGACGCTGCCAACTACAACAACGCCGGGGCAAGCGACGGCACCACCGCCTACTCGCTGAAGATGGTGACCACCACCTACTCGTCCTTCAAGTTTCCGCTCTATAGCCAAGACATTATGATCTGGAACGACGTGGTTGGTGTCTCCAAAACAGTCAGCCTGGAGATCGCCTCGTCAGCCACGTTGACTGCTGACCAGATTTGGCTTGAGGTCGAGGGGCTGACCAATGCCAGCTACCCGATCTCGGCCACGCAGTCTTCCGCCGCTGCAACCCTCGCCTCGCTTCAGGGCACGGCGGGCAGTGCGGTTCCGACCAGCTCCGCCACCTGGACCGACCCCGGTATCTCAACCCCGGTCTTGCAGACGCTTTCCGTGACCTTTACGCCGCAGATGAAGGGGCCGATGAAGGCTCGCGTCTGCCTTGCCAAGCCCTCGGCGACCGTCTGGATTGATCCCAAGCTGGCGGTGGTGTAGCCCATGGCCCGCCAGTACGCCTTCAACGGCGTCATCATCAATGAGACGGGCACGTACCAGCGGGCGATGCCGTTTGGCATTCTCGACAGCACCTCGAACCCATCTGTGACGGGGACGGTCTCGGTCACCCAGGCTGTGGATACCGCCTTGGTCACCGAGATCCAGGTCTTCACAGCAGCTCTGGCCGCCGTGCAGACTGCCCCCTCGGTCTCGATCAACGAGACGGAGACGTTCAACGCCTCGTCGGCTGCGGTCCAGGCAGCCAGCTCGGCCTCGATTACAGACGCCCAAGCCTTCTCGGCAACGATACCGGCGGTCCAGGCAGCCAGCTCGGTCTCGATCAACGAGACGGAGCGGTTCGTCGCTTCGTCGGCTGCTGTTCAGGCAGCCTGCTCGGCGGCAATCACAGAGTCCTTGATCTTCTCGGCAACGATA